TGCCTGTCGCATCCCCTGTATCATCAAAGTGTCTATACTTTTGAATGTACTCATCATATGTAATTGAAGGTAAGTGCATTGGTGTATTATCAACAGATGTTAACTTCTTAATATAAAAAGTTTCCCAGTCTGCACTAGAATAATCATCAGGAAAAGAATACTGCCTTGTTCCTGCTGATAGTGTTTGTGTATTAGTTGTTTTTAAGAATGGAAACTCTTGTCCTGTTTGTATTATATTTCTAATGGAGTTATTAATAGCATCTTTAGCTAAAGCCTGAACGTTACGTACAGTTGTAAAACCATCACCTGCAGTGTCTAGTGTGACTTCGTTTAAACGTGTTAGCAGTTGATTTGTTAAGACTACATAAGTTGCCATGAAAAAATCCCTTAGATAAACTTAAAGGGGCAAGTTTCCCTGCCCCCTTAAATTAGTTATGCAAGTGTATCACGATCTACTTCTTGAGCAGTACCGTCATTACCCCGATCTGTACAGTCCATCATAACTGCCCAGATACGCATCTTACCTGTAGTAACTGCACCACCAGATAGTGTAGCAATTGTTAGATCGATGTTGTCATCTGCGACTGCCATTACAGGCTGATAGGCTGCAGGATTCTGTGCAACTACTGCTGCAGCAGATGTTCCGTCAAATCCGTCAACAAATACGTCAGCGTCTACCATTCCAAGGTCTACAGTAAATGTAGAACCATCAGAAGCAGTATCTACTTCAATACCTGCGTTAAGGATCATAGTTCCTTTTTTGACAGCAATCACTGGAATGACATCAGAAGCAGCTAGTGCGCTACCTTTGTCAGACAAAGCAGTTGCTAAATTCAAAACAGTTTGAACCATGTAGGGGCTTCTGCCTGGGGTAGCATTGGCTCCCCTTGCAGCTTGAAGTGTATTATCACCTAATGCCATAATTTATTTCTCCCTTACGCTGCGTTGTATTTAGCAGTTACGATTGCTTCTGGACGAAGAATCTTTCTGCCGTAGAGATGCATACCACGAACAATGTCAGCAAAGCTGTCAGGATCACGATATGTTTCAGTCTTACTGATCTGCTCTGCAGTTGCTACTGCTGAGTCATGACCTGCACAGATCACACCATAGTTAGTGTTTTGGTTTGCAGAACCTGTTGTACCTGATCCTGTACCTACTGAAGGTAGGTTGGAAGATGAGTACACACGAAAACCGTGTAGGTTATTAAGAACCAAACCATTACGTAGTGCTCCAGACTCACCATAATCAGCATTTAAAAGACGTGAATCTTCGTCTGCCATTATTTCCATGAATACTGGATCTACCACAAGCCAACGACCTTGTTTGTCCACTTGTTGTTGGTCAAGTAAACGAGCCATTCGTGCTACAACCATTGCAGGTGAAGCAGTTGCTGTTGGTAGTGCTGTTGCACCTGGTAAACGTGCTGCTATAGGAATTGAATGATCTCCTGCAGAAGACGTTGTGATGTTACCAAATGAAGACTTGATAAGTTTCATTGAAGATAACAACTCGTCTGAACCTGCTGTTGCTACAGCTTTTGAACCATTTGTTTGGTCATTAACTGTGTCAGCGTCAGAATGTAAAGCAGACTGTTTAAAACCTGATAGATAGCCAAGAACTTCTTGGTCATGCTGATCAGCTAAACGGTATGCTGCACGATCTGTTGCAAGTTGCATAAAGTTTACATGTGAGTGGGCTTCCTCTATATCGTCAATCTTAAAAGCATAGTAGTTCGCTTTATCTACGACTAGAGAAAAGTCTTCATCATCAAGATCCTGTGCTGTGATATTCGTACCTCTAGCATAGGACGACACAGAAATTTCAGGTTCCTTGATAATTTTCACCGTATCTCCTTGTGCACTGATCTCTCCGAAATAATCAGAGTTGGTGATGTCACCGCACACAGTTGCTTTGCGAAAAGCAAGCTGTACTTTTTTGGAGTATATGATACTGGAAAAGTTACCGTTTGGTAAGTTACCGTATCCTCCTGCTGTTGAAAAAGCCATGATTAAATCCTCCATGATATTTGGCTTTGAGAATAAAGCTTAAACACCTGAAAGAGGCTGTACGTTTTCTAGGGTGCAGAAAGCATTCGGTTGCGCAACAGAATACCACTGGGCCTATACTTAGACAGGTAGTTCTTTGTAGTTTAGACTTTAGAGAAAAGTATCTTTGAAGGTAGTCCTTACGGAGGCTTCAAGTCAGATACTGGTAGTTATATGCTTGACTTAATATATGTCAACCATTTATCTTGCAGAACCAGTTATATCATAAACAAACTTGCCATTACGCATCGCTTCGTTTATTTGATCCTGCTTTTCTTCAAACTCTTTAGATGACATTCTAGATACATCAGACTCTTTAATAGTGCCTTGTACACCTTTTTCATCAATAGAAGTTCGAGAACCTTTAGCAACAGTAGACGCTGCAGCCTTCTTAGACTGTTTCTTAGCTGATATAGTCATACCGTTATCTATTTTATATAAATCAATTACACGTACAACTGATGCAGGATCATCCATATTTTCATAGAGTGCATCCTTAACCCATTTAGGTTGTGCATCAGCCCAATCATGGAACTGATCTGCTTGTCTTAATTCGTCAAAGTCTTCGTGAGACCTACGAATAATGTTTTCTGCTTTTACTCTTTGAGCTTCAGAGTGAGCGTCATCTAGTTCTTGTAACCGTGATTCAGCTTTGTTGAACATCTCCTGTGCTTTCTTAGCAGCAATAGTTTCAACAATACCTGCAACGTCTGGATACTCACTTGCCCACTTTTCTATGTCTTCATCAGACTTAGGGGGAACAATACCCTCACGTTTACTTTTAGTTTCTAGAGCTTCAAATCTTTCGTTCCACTCCTTCTCTTTGTCTGACATATGCCTACGCAAATCGCCATAACGTTTCTTAAAAGATTTCTCTTCGGCACTTAAGCTACTATCGTCTTCCTGTGCTTCGGTTTCCTCTTTGGTTTCTTCTTGTTTGGAATCGTCTGTGGCTTGTACTTCGGTGTCATCAGTATCTTCGCCACTGGATTCACTTTCAGTAACTTCTTCACCACGAGCCTTTGCCTCTAGTTTAGCAATCTCAGCTTCTTCAGCTTCCATCTGTTTTTGTTTTTTAGTATGGTTATACCCACGATCTACAAAACCTGCAGTCTTCGGTCTTTCCATTTCAGTTAGTTCAGGCATTTAAAGTTCTCCTTTATGTTGGGGCCAGGAACCATTCCTGGGTAGCCTTATAGTTATTGTTTACTTGTTGCCTTTTTTATTCATTAGTCCACCTTTGTTAAACGGACCTGCTTTTTTCTTACTAGAATCTAGAGCTTTTGCTCCCTTACCTTTCACAGACTTACTAATAGATTTAGCTTTTTTAACTGCTGTATTTCTTTTATCTCTACGTTTTTTTGCCGCTTGTCTTGCAGTTTCTTGTCTTGCAGCTTCTTGTCTATCACCTGGTTTTTCAATAATATTTCCACGTCCAACTGGTAAACCTGTTTTTACTCCAGATCTAACTCCAGGACCAGTATCCACACTAGGTGCTTTTGGACCTTGACCTTGACCTGGAGCTGCATCACCATCAGTAGCAGGTCTCTTAAGTTTAGCTCTGTTTGTTATTTTTTGTTCGTCACTAAAGATGGGATCACCACTCTTTTCATCTCTTGTATATTCAAGACCAAGACGATCAAGGGCTGCTCTAGCTTTTGCATCTCCATCTGCTACTTCTTTAAATACGTTATCTATGAAGTTTGTAAAACCTGAAGCGTTATCAGTTATCTTTTTAATTTCAGCGTCAACAAAACCTGTATCCATACCTTGTGCTTGAAGAATAAATTTTGAAGCCCTTAGATCAGATAAAGAACCTAGAGAAGGAACAGTACTTGCTGCAGCACCTAGTGCTCCTCCGACTGGACCTGCAATTCCAAAACCAACTTCAGTTATTTTTCTACCAGTTCTAGGATCAAGCAAACCCTGCGTAGACTTTTCTACAAAAGTTTTAATAGAATCTGGGTTACTCCAGTCTACTTTTTCACCCCAGTTTTTAAAACCAAAACCAAAACCACCAGTTCCAGACTTGTCACCTACAGTAATGTTAGTACCACCACCTCCAGTTCTGG